ATATGAGAGGAATACCAAAAGAAAGAATAATAAAAGACATAATTGAGTATGTAATAAGACCATCAATACCAGAGAACTTATTAGTAAATACAAAAATACTAATAAATCCATCTGGTAATTTTGTTTTGGGTGGACCTGCTGCAGATGCAGGATTAACAGGAAGAAAAATAATAGTTGATACATATGGAGGCTATTGTGCTCATGGTGGTGGTGCATTTAGTGGAAAGGATCCAACAAAAGTTGATAGGTCAGCTGCATATATGGCAAGATATATTGCTAAAAAAATTGTAGCAACCAATCAAGCAGATAGATGTCAAGTACAATTAGCATATGCAATAGGTGTTAAAGAACCAGTATCAATAAATATTGATACATATGGAACAGGCAGAATAGAAGATGAGGAATTAGAAAAAATAGTCAAAGAAATATATGACCTTACACCTAAAGGAATAATAAATTTTTTAGAATTAAGAGATAATGCTATATATCAAAAATTAGCTGCTACAGGACAAATCGGAAGTGAATATGGAAAATGGGAAAAGGTAGATGAATAGAAAATGGAATTTAAAAGCATAAACATAAATGAATTGAAACCTGCAGAATATAATCCAAGAATAGATTTAAAGCCAGGCGATAAAGAATTTGAAAAGATAAGAAAAAGTATAGAAGAATTTGGATATGTGGATCCTGTAATTGCAAACAAGGATGGAACAATAATAGGAGGACATCAAAGATATAAAGTCTTAAAAGATATGGGATTTACAGAGATTCAGTGTGTAATTGTAGATGTAGATAAAGACAAAGAAAAAGCCTTAAACATAGCATTGAACAAGATATCAGGAGATTGGGATAAAGATAAATTGAAAGTGTTATTATCAGAACTACAAGGAATCGGACTAGCAGAAATAACAGGTTTCGATATTGCAGAATTAGGAATGCTAGGTGTACAAGAAGATGTAGTAGAAGATGATTTTGACTTGGAATCTGTACTTCAAGAGGAAAAAGCAAATATTCAATCAGGAGATATAATTCAGTTAGGAAGGCACAGACTTATTTGTGGAGATAGCACCAATGGAGCAGATGTTGAAAGATTAATGAATGGAAAGTTAGCAGATTTAGTTATAACAGATCCACCATACAATGTTAATTATCAAAGTAATTCAACAGGCATGCGAATAATGAATGATAACATGGAAGAAGATGAATTTGAAAAATTTTTGTACTATGCTCATAAGTGTATGTATGATTTTTCAAGAGAAGGAGCTCCAATATATGTGTTTCATTCTGATGTAGGCGGTTATTCTTTTAGGAAAGCGTTTGTAGATGCAGGATTTAAAATGGCAGAATGTTTAATTTGGCTAAAAAATCAATTCGTACTTGGCCGCCAAGATTATCAATGGAAGCACGAGCCAATACTATATGGATGGAAAGAAGGAGCAGGACATACTTGGTATGGAGGTAGAAGCCAATCTACTATATTTGAAACAGAAATAGATGAACTAAAAAAAATGACTAAAAAGGAATTGATAGAATTGATTGAAGAATATCAAAAAGGAATTCCAACAAGTGTAATTGAATATGATAGACCAAAAAAGAATAAATTACATCCTACAATGAAACCACTTGGATTATTAGGAATAATAATGCAAAACAGTTCTGCAAAAGGAGATATAGTATTAGATTTATTCGGTGGTAGCGGAAGTACCTTGATGACAGCAGAAAAATTAGACAGAATTGCATATCTTGTAGAATTAGATCCAATATATTGTGATGCAATTATAAAAAGATATATACAAGAAAAGCAAAGTACAGAAGATATAAAGATTTATAGAAAAAATAAAGAATATACATATAACGAAATATTTAAGTAGGAGGGAAAGCATATGGCAACACCAGGAAGAAAGCCTAAGCCTACACAGATGCACATATTAAACGGAAATCCCTCAAAATTAAGATTAGAAGATAGAATAGGAAAAGAGGTTAAAACTAAAGAATATGGACCAGGAGAATATCCAGAAGCACCTGAGTGGCTAGATGAAATAGCGAAAAATGAATGGAATAGAGTTGCACCAATGCTTGCTGACTGCAAATTATTAACAGAAGCGGATATAAAGGCATTGGAGGCATATTGTAAGTGTTGGAGCAGGTATGTAGAGGCAGAAAAACAGATGGATGAATTAGGAAGCACCATATTCCAACCAAATCAAAAAAGTAAATACATACAACAATTACCACAAGTTGCTATTGCACAAAAATATTTGAAATTATGCAAAGACTTTATGACAGAGTTTGGATTGACACCAAGTAGTAGAGGAAGAATGTTATTGCCAGGAGAACAAGATGAAGATGAAATGGAAACTTTATTTAGGAAGGCGATGCATTAATGTATGATGAGGAAAGAGCAAGCAGAGCAGTAAACTTTGTGAAATTGTTAAGAAACACACAAGGAGAATATGCAAAACATCCATTCAATTTAATGCCATTTCAAGAAAAAATAATAAAAGATATATTTGGAACAGTAAATGATGAAGGCTTCCGACAAATTCGTGAGGCTTTTATTTTTTTACCAAGAAAAAATGGAAAAACAGAGTTAATAGCAGCACTTGTATTGTATTGTTTGTTTATGGATGATGAATATCGGTGCTGAAATATATAGTGCAGCTACCTCAAGAGAACAGGCAACAAAAGTGTATCAGGCTTGTTGTGCAATGATTAGAATGAACAGAGCATTATCAAGCAGATGTAAAATTATAGAATCACAAAAGAGAATAGTTAGATATGATACAAATTCATTTTATAGAGCTATATCTGCAGAAGCAGGAACGGCTCATGGATTTAATGCTCATGTAGTAATCTATGATGAAATACATGAAGCACCAAATAGGGAATTGTATGATGTTTTAAAAACATCTATGGGAGCTCGTAGGCAACCACTATTTATAAGTATAACAACTGCAGGAGCAGATACCAATGGCATTTGCTATGAACTTTACAATTATTCAAAAATGCAAATGGGAAAAAAAGAAAGAGGAGAAGAATACGATAAAACATTTTATCCTGTAATATATGAAGCACCAGAAGATGCTGATATATGGGATGAAAAAGTGTGGTTTGCAGCAAATCCTGCACTACGGTGTATTCAGAAGTATAGAGGAATTTAGACAGACTGCAACTAGAGCTAGAGAAATCCCATCGCTAGAAGCAGGATTTAGAAGATTATACCTAAATCAATGGGTAAATTCTGATGTAGCATGGATGAATATGAGTAAATGGCATTTATGCAATGACTTTATAGCAGAATCAGAACTGTTGGGAAAAGAATGCTATTGCGGAATAGATTTGTCTGCAACAACGGACTTAACATCTGTAAACCTAGAATTTAGATTACCAGATGACAGATATGTGATGCTATCGCATTCATTTATGCCAGAAAATAGAGTACAAGAAAAAGAAAAGACAGACAGAGTACCCTATGGTGTATGGATAAAACAAGGATACATAACTGCTACACCAGGAGATGTAATTGATTATGAGTTCGTAAAAGCATATATAAGAACAGCAGCAATGAAATTTCAAATAAAAGAAATATGCTTTGATCCTTGGAATAGTACACAACTTGCAAATGACCTTGAAAATGAGGGATTTGTATTAGTTGCAGTAAGACAAGGATATGCAACATTATCAGAGCCAACAAAAGATATCCTAGCATTAGTATATCAAAAAAGAATTATACATAACCAAAATCCAGTATTAACATGGGCAATATCAAATTGTATAACAAGACAGGATCCAAATGGAAATATAGCATTGGACAAAGCAAAAAGCAAAAACAGAATAGATCCTGCAGCTGCAATGGTCAACTCTCACAGTAGAGCAAGAATGCTAGATACAACAGTAGACTTAAATAAATTAATTTTGGGAGATGACTTTTCGTTTTAGAAGGAGGGAGAAAATTGCGGTATAAAAAATATATTTAAAAATTTAATAAAGAATGAAGAAACACCAAAGACAGAAAAAGAGAGCAATGTGGTTACTCCTTCACAATGGTTTGTAAATTGGATAAATGGAGATGAAACTGAATCAGGAGAAAGCGTTAGTGAAGAAACAGCAATGAAGATGGCTGCAGTTTATGCATGTATTAGGTTATTAAGTCAAAGTGTAGCAAAGTTACCATTACATACATATTCAACAAAGTCTGGGAAAAAAGAAAGAGAATACATTCATCCAGTTGCATATTTATTAGAGAATAGACCAAATCCATATATGACACCATATGAGTTTAAGCAAACAATGGAAATGCATAGACAATTATATGGAAATGCATATGCGGAAATTCAATTTGGAAAAGATGGATATCCAAAAGCTTTATGGATATTGAATCCTGCAGTAACAGAAATTGTTACAGATGAGAAGAATCATGGAAAAGTTTGGTATACAACAATATTACCAGATGGACAAGCAGTTAAATTGAAATTTGAAAATGTACTGCATATAAAAAATATAGGTATAACAGGAATAAAAGGAATGTCACCAATATCTGTGGCAAGAGAAACAATAGGAAGCCAAATGGCATCTCAAAAATATGTTTCAAAATTCTATAAAAATGGAACAACTGCAAAAGGGGTATTAACAGTACCAGGTGTAACATTAAAGCCAGAAGCTAAAAAAGTAGTTAGAGAAGAATGGGAAAAGATGAATACAGGTATGACAAACGCAAATAGAATTGCAATATTAGATTCAGGAATAACCTATCAAGATTTAACTATGAGCCAAGCAGATGCACAATTTATTGAAACACAGAAATTGAACACTACAGACATTGCGAGAATTTATAATGTTCCGCCACACTTAATAGGCGATTTAGAACATGCCACATTTAGCAATATTGAACATCAATCAATAAGTTTTGTAAAGAATACTTTGCAACCTTTATTGGTAAGCTGGGAACAAGCAATACAATATCAATTATTTACACCAAGTGAACAAAAGAAATATTATTGTAAATATAATGTGGATTCAGAATTGCGTGGAGATAGCAAATCAAGAGCAGAATATTACGAAATAATGGAACGAATAGGAGCTTACAATATAGATGAAATTAGAAATAAGGAGGACCTACCAGAACTTGCCGATGGACTAGGTAAAAAACATCTGATAAGTCTAAATTATACATTACTTGAAATGCTAGAAGATTATCAAATGGGAAAAGTAAGTCAAAACTCCCAAGATAGTAAAAAGCAAGTAGAGGAAGAAGAAAAAGAAGATGAAGGAGGTGGAAATGAAGATGAGCAAGATAAAAAATAAATTCTGGAATTGGACAAAAAATATAATGACCAATACACCAGAATTAATATTAGAAGGCGAAATAGCATCTGAAACATGGTGGGGAGATGAAGTTACTCCTAAATTATTTAAAGATGAACTAAACAAATATCAAAATCAAGATATAACAGTATGGATTAATTCACCAGGTGGAGATGTTATTGCAGGAAGCCAAATATACACAATGTTAAAAGAACACAAGGGAAATGTAGAAATTAAGATAGATGGTTTGGCGGCAAGTTCTGCCTCGTTTATTGCAATGGCAGGAGATACAATAAAAATGTCACCTACAGCCATGATGATGATACATCTTCCAAGTACAATAGACTGGGGAGATAAAAATGATTTTGCAAGAGCTATTGCAAGATTAGAAGAAGTGGAAGCGGCAATTATAAATGCATATGCTTTGAAAACAAAACTGTCAAAAGATGAACTATCCAAAATGATGGAAGAACAAACATGGATGAATGCATATAGAGCCAAAGAACTAGGATTCATCGATGAAGTTTTGTATGCAGATAATGAGGAAGAAAATAAAAAAGCATTTGATTTCAGTAAAAAAACTGTAACAAATTGTATACAGAATAGTGTTCAGCAAATACAAGAAAAGATGAAAAAGATGCAAGATGAAACTGAACTAGAAAAATTAAAAATTGAATTGGACTTATTGGAAATGCAATAATTCAATTTTAAATAAAACAGAAAAAGAATAAAATCAAAATCAAGCTCCTTCTAAAAATAAAATTTTAGGAGGATTTATTTATGAATTTAAGAGAATTAAGACAAAGATTCGCTGCACTTGTTGCAGAAGCAAAGAAATTATCTAATGAAGGAAAATTAGATGAAGCAAAAGCAAAAACAGAGGAAGCAAAAATTTTAAATGAGCAAATTAAACAAGCAGAAGAAATTGAAAGAATGGAAGAAGAACTACAAGAAGATGCAGGAACACCAGTAACAGAGCCAACAGCAGATAAGAAAGCAGATGTAAACAAAGCATTCTTAAAAGCATTAATGGGAAAAAGATTAACACCTGCAGAAAATGCTTTAATTGAAAGAGCAGATTCTGAAACAGATGAGCCAAACGGAAGTATTCTAGTACCACAAGATGAAAATACTAGAATCAATGAATATAAAAGACAATACAAATCATTAAGAACTCATGTAAGAGAATATAGAACAACTGTAATCTCTGGATCATTTGTATATGAAAATAATAGCACAATGAGTTTATTACAAGATATAGATGAAATGGAAGAAATTCCACAAGAAGATGGACCAAAATTCAAAACAAAAGGATATAGCATTAAAAATAAAGGTGCAATTTTACCAGTATCAAATTACTTATTAGCAGATGAACAAGCAGGATTAATGAGTTATATTGGAAGATGGTTTGCTCGTAAAGCTGTTAAAACAGAAAATGCAGATATTTTAGCAGTAATGTTAGCAGATAAAGAAGCAAAAACATTAGCAGACTGGAAAGCATTAAAGAGATCATTAAATAAAGATTTAGATCCTGCATTAATTCCAGGAAGCGTAATTGTTACAAACCAAGATGGATTTGATGAATTGGATAATGCCGTAGATGAAAATGGTAGACCAATATTACAACCAGATCCAAAAAATCCTACACAAAAAATGTTTAAAGGAATAACAATAGATGTATATTCAAACAATGATTTACCAAGCAAAGATGGAAAAGCACCAATTTTCTATGGAAACCTTGAAGAAGCGATTACATTTGTTGTAAGAGAAAGATATGAGATTGCAAAATCAAAAGAGGCAGGATTTACAAAAAATGCAACACTTATCAGAATATTAGAAAGATATGATGTTATAAAAACAGATAATGAAGCCTATATCTATGGAGAGCTTACAATTACAGATGGAACAGCAGCAGTAGCAGAAAAAGAAGAAAATCCAGAAGGTTAGGAAAAAATGAAGCCTTAAAATGCGATTTAAAGGGTTTTAAAATATAAGTAATATAAATACAAGTGTCATTTTAAGGCTTTATATAGTATAGGAGGTGTTTACAATGATGACTCTTGAAGAAGCAAAAATATTCTGCAGGATAGATAATGATGAGGAAGATGCATTAATCAGAACTTTACTAAAAACAGCAGACAGTTATATAGAATCAGCATGTGGAAAAGAATATGATAAAAGTTCAGAAAAGGCTAAACTTTGTCAAGGAATACTTGTAAATCATTGGTATGAAAACAGGTCTATGATTGGTAATAAGAAAGCACTTCCATATTCTATAGAAAATCTGTTGCTACAACTACGATATGATATAGAAAGTAGTGATAAGAAATGATAAGAACAGGACAATATAATAAAAGAATAATAATTCAAAATTATAAAGAAAGTAAAAACAGCAGAGGAATTGTAAAAAAAGAATGGATAGATTACAAAAAAGTATGGGCAAATATAAAAACAGGAATTACTGATGAGGTTGAAGAATCAAATAAAGTCAATCCTAAAAAAAGTTGTGAAATAACTATAAGATATAATTCGATGATAGAAAATCAATTGGCAGATACTGAAAGGTATAGGATATTTTATAAAAGACCATATAATCTAAAAGCAATAGAAAATGTTAATGAAGCAAATATAGAATTGAAATTAAGATGTGAGGCAATAGGAATATGAAGAATCAAGGAACAGATATTAGGTTATATGGATTTGAAGAATTATATGCCAAGTTAGAGCAAATGCCAAACAGAGTAAATGCGGTAATTGATAGTGCTTTAAAAGAATGTGCAAAACCAATTCAAGAAGATGCTAAAAGGAGAGCAAGAAGAAGTAAAACACCAAGTGGTACAAGTGGACATGGACATATGGCAGATCATATAGAAATAAGTGATGTAGAGCAACTTGGAACGGAAAAAAGAGTTATAGTTGGATTTACAAAAGGAGATAATTCACCATTCTTCTATGCCAAGTTTATTGAATGGGGTGCATCAAGTGGACCATGGTCAAGTATGCACTATGGAAAAAAACCTTTTATGCGACCAGCCTATAAAGCAAAAGTATTACAGTCTCTTGAGATATTCAAAAATAAAATTGGAAGGGAATTGAATTAAGATGGATGCACATGAATTTATATATAAAATTTTATCTGAATTAGGTTATCCAGTAGAATTTGACACTTATACAGGAAATGAAAAAAAATACATAACTTATTTTGAATTGTTAGAAAAGACTGATTTAGCATCAGAAGATATTGATGAGGCAATAGGACATGATTTTCAAGTCGATATTTTTTCAGATGATGATCCCACAGAACTAAAAAATGAAGTAATAAAAGTGTTAAAAAATAATGGCTTTTATGAAATAACATGTCAAGACTTATATGAAAGTGATACAGGAATGTATCATAAAGCAATCAGTTGTTATTTGCCAGAATATATAGCAGAAGAATAAAACAAGAAAACCTCCTACTCCTTCACAAAATAAAATAATAGGAGGAATTTGAAATGCCAAGACAAATAGGATTAGAAAGGCTGACAGTAGCTAAAATTACGAAAGATGATGAAACTGGAACAATATATGCAGTACCAGTAAAATTAGAAAGAAGCATAAAAGCAAAAATATCTCCAAAAACATCATCAGAAAAATTATATTCTGATGATTCAGTAGAAGATATTTTAAATAATTTTGATTCTTGTGATGTGGAGATAGAAGTAAATCAATTAACAATAGCTTCTAGAGCATTACTACAAGGGTCTAAAGTTGTAGATGGAATGCTAATTGAAAATAAAGATGATTTAGCACCAGAATTAGCATTAGGTTTTAGAAGTAAAAAATCAAATGGGAAATACAGATATGTATGGTTACTAAAAGGTAAATTTGAACATACAGAGGATGAGTATGAAACTATAGGAGAAAAACCTACCCCAAAAACAAATAGTTTAAAAGGTAGCTTCTATGGCAGAAATGATGGAAATTGGAGATTAATGGAAGATGAAGATTCAGAAGGAGCAAATATGGAAAGACTTGCTAATTGGTTTGTAAGTGTTCCAGAAGTTCCAAAAGAAAATGAAGAAAATCCAGATGATAACGGGAATGTAGAAAATCCAGATGAACCAGAGAATCCAGATATTCCAGATACTCCAGTTGATCCAGAAAATCCAGATGATACAGGAAATACAGAAAATCCAGATGATACAGGAAATACAGAAAATCCAGATGATACAGGAAACACAGAAGGTACGGATGAAGGTGGCGAGAACACTGAAACAGATGGAAATCCAGAAGAAGATGAAGGAACACCTGGAGATGACACAGATTTAGCATAGTCAAAGGGTGGAGAAAACTCCACCTTAAATTTAAATAATAGGAGGAAATGAATATGTCAACAAAAAAGATAAAAGCTAAAGACTTAAAAGAGGGGAACAATAATACAATAATTTTAGAAGGAAAAGAATATGAAATAAATCTAGACCTGAATGCATTTGCAGAATTAGAAGATGTATATGGAAATGTAACAGAGGCGTTAGATGGTTTGGAAAAAGGTTCATTTAAAGCAATAAGAGCAATTTTATATGCTATAATGAAAAGTCAAAACGAAAAATTAACTTTAGTAAAAGTTGGAAAAATGATAAATATGGACAATCTTGTAGAAATAACAGAAAAATTAAATAGAACAGCTGAAAATTCATTACCAGAGTTAGATGAAGAAGAAATAGAAGAAAAAAACGATTAAAAGAGTCAAATGCATATTCGCCAGAAAACGAAAACTGGGATTGGCGGTTGGCTCTATTATTTAGGCGTAAAAATATTGAATATTCCAGAAAGAGATTTTTGGAAAATGACACCTAAAAAGTTGTGTATATTAGCAGATTTACATTATAAATATTCACAACAGGTGGAAAAGGGAGTTAAAGATGAGGAAGATTCACTAGGGTATATTGATGAAATATTCAATTAGGGGTGAATTTTAAATATGGCATTAGAAGATACTTTGGCAAGGTTGGGTATAGAAATAGCATTTGATTCTAGTGGACTTAAAGAAGGAATAACAAAGGTCAATAATAATTTAAAAACATTAAAGTCTGAACTAAATTTGTCAAGGTCTACTATGTCGAATTTTGGAAATACCACAGAGAGCCTAAGAATAAAAGCACAAAACTTAAGTGAAACAATAACGAATCAAAGAGCAAAAGTAGAATTATTACAAAGACAGTATGAAGCATCTGTCCAAGCAAAAGGAGAAGATGCAACTGCAACTCAAAGACTAAAAGTACAGTTAAATAATGCAACAGCTACATTAAATGATATGGAAAGAGAACTAGAGGAATTAAATGCAGATATAAAAGGTCATGTAGCCGAGTGGAAAGCATTAGGAACTACATTAACAAATGTAGGAACAAAAATAAAAACAGTAGGAAATACAATATCAAGCGTTGGGAGAACATTAACCAGATATGTAACAGGACCAATATTAGCGGTAGGAACTGCTTCAACCAAGGCAGCAATAGATTTTGAAAGTGCATTTGCAGGTGTTAAAAAGACAGTAGAAGCAACAGAGGAAGAATTTGCAGAATTAGAAAAAGGGATAAGACAAATGTCTACAGAGTTGCCTGCTAGTGCTACAGAGATAGCAGGTGTAGCAGAAGCGGCTGGACAATTAGGAATAAAGACAGAAGATATCCTAGAATTTACAAGAGTAATGATTGACTTACGGAGAATCTACAAACTTATCATCTACAGAGGCGGCAACAGCACTTGCGAAATTTGCAAATATAACAAATATGAGTGCAAATAATTATAGGAATTTAGGGTCTGTAATAGTTGCACTTGGAAATAATTTTGCTACAACAGAAGCAGATATAGTAGAAATGGCAACTAGACTTGCAGCAACAGGAGAATTAGCTGGGCTGACAGAGCCACAGATAATGGCACTTGCAACATCTATGAGTTCAGTAGGAATAGAGGCACAAGCAGGTGGATCTGCAATGAGTAAACTGTTGAAACAAATACAAGTTGCAGTAGAAACAGGAAATTCAGAATTAAATGACTTTGCTTCTGTAGCAGGAATGACTGCAACAGAATTTAAAAAAGCATTTCAAGAAGATTCTGTAGGAGCTTTGTCTGCTTTTATAGAAGGGCTAAATGATACAGAAAGAAATGGAAAATCTGCAATAGTAATATTAGAAGAAATGGGTCTAACAGAAGTAAGACTATCAAACACAATATTATCATTAGCAAATGCAGAAGGCTTAATGACTGGTGCAATTGACATGGCAAATAATTCATGGAATGAAAACAATGCACTTTCAAAAGAGGCAGGACAGAGATATGCAACGACAGAAAGTCAGTTAGCTATTTTGAAAAATTCTCTAAAAGATGTTGCAATAGAACTAGGACAAGCTTTGTTACCTGTGATAATAGATTTGGTAGAAATGGTAAAACCATTGGTAGCTAGTATAAAAGAATGGGCAACAAACTTTAAAAATCTAGATGAAGAAGCTAAAAAAAGTAAACTTGCATTTATTGCTTTTATTGCAGCACTAGGACCATCATTAACTGTGGTAGGAAAAGTTGTTAGTTCAATTGGTAGTATAGTTACGGTAGCAGGAAAACTATCAACAGCAATAGGAAAAGCAGGTGGAATAGCCAAAATATTTTCTTCGGTAATGAGTGCTATCACAGGACCAGTAGGATTAACAATTGCAGGAATTGCAGCTTTAGTAGCGGCATTAGTTCATTTATATAAAACTAATGATGATTTTAAAGAAAAAGTACACGCAGCAATTGAAAAAATTATGCAAGTAGCACAAAAATTGTGGGATATATTGCAACCAATACTTAATATGGTTATGGAATTATTAGCAGAACTGTGGGAAGCAATACAACCAATAATAGAAGTAATAGGAAATGTACTAGTCGATGTAATTATGGTACTGATGGATATATTAGGTGTAGTTTTAGAAGCACTAAAACCAGTAGTACATTTAATTCAAGTATTATTTGAAGCTTTAAAACCAATAATAGATGTCATTGGTGTTCTTATAGAAGCACTTTCACCTGTAATAGAATTATTACTAAAAATAGTAATAGAGGCATTAAGACCAATAATTAATATATTATCTGTACTGATCCAAGCACTTACACCTGTAATAGAATTATTGATAAATATAGTAGCAGTAGCATTAAAACCAATAATTACAGTATTATCAACGATAATAAAATGGATTGCAGATTTTATAAATGCAATAGTAAATATAGGAGATACTGTTTCAAATATAGGAAAAGTTATATCAGAAGGATGGAATAAAATCACAAAATGGTTTGGCGATGGAATAAAAAACATAAAAGAATCTTGGAGCAAAGGCTGGAATGCAATAAAAGAAAATGGAAGTCAAATATGGGGAAATATTAAGACAGGAATTTCTGATACTTGGAATAATATAAAACAAACTTGTTCAGAAAAGGTAAACCAAGTAAAAGAAAGCATCGGAAACACATGGGAAAATGTTAAGCAAGGCACATCGAATGCATGGAATAATGTGAAGAATACTACAAGTAATTTAGTAACCAATATAAAAGATGGTATATCAAATAAATGGACAGAACTAAAAACAAAAACATCGGAAACATGGAATAATATTAAGAATGGTGTTGTTGGAGCTCATGAGTGGATGTATAACCATAATTACTATTATGAAGATATGACTAATTTCATTTCATCTAAATGGACTGAAATCAAAACAAACACATCAGAAACATGGAATAATATTAGAAATAGTGTATCACAGAAATATAATGAAATAAAAACAGCTA